CTAACTTCCCAACTGTTACCTTCGGCATGACGACTAAAGCGGATGCTGTAGCTAATGGCGGTGTTTTGGTTAACTCAACCTGTGTGGCCTTTTCGAGCAATCGACGCGCCATGCAGATGCGTATTCCTATCCCGTTGAACGTTTCCAGTGTGGATCAGCGCGGGTTTAAGTATTATGTCGAGTCTTTCTTTGGCGTTGCAGGTCTGGACGTTATCGAGGAAGATGCAGCACAGACATTGACCGGACTTTAATCAACAATGCCCGTCTCATTCGTGGGGCGGGTAGTTTCCGGGAGAAATACAATGGTTGAATTTAACGAAATGACCGTGGACGAATTGCGGGAGTATGCTGAAGCGAATGGCATTGAAGTTGACAAGAGATGCGGAAAGAAAAAGCTGATCGAAGCTATCACCGGTGAAAGCCCTAAAGAATCAACGGCAGTAAAATACAAAAACATAAATAGTACAGTTGTTTACATGTTTGGCAAGCCAGTGAAACAGAATATAATTTACGAGCCGACCAAGGCAGAACAGATGGAAGCAAACGGAATGGCGCGTATTGACCGTGGTATCAAGCTCGGACTTATTGAAAAGGTATAAATATGACGCTTATTGATGACTTCAAAACACGCTTTCCAGGGTTCAGCGCCATAATTGTTGACCAATACATACCTATCTTAGAGGGTGTGTATCCGTGTTACTACGGCGGTGTTTATGACGGTTGCGGTGTTGAGATTGTCTTAAACCTGCTCGCTCATTTGATTACAGTTGAAACTCAAGCAGGAACAGCAAGCCCCAAGGTTGTGCAATCAAAAAGCGTCGGCAATGTGTCACTAAGTTATTCACCCGGACATGCACCGACCAGCGAACGTAGCGCATGGCTATCCAGCACTAAATACGGCGCTCGTTATCTATGGCTAACCAGTCGTCGTCAAGGGGGATTCTTCGTATAATGGCAATCCTTACCCCGCAACAGATGCTTGAGCGAACTAAAGACATGGCGCAAAATATCGATAAAGCGCGGCGTGGCGTTGTGGCTGTTGGACTCCCCAAGGAAAAGGTAGGCTCAACTATTTATGGAGACGGAGAAACAGTTATCTCTGTAGGTGCTTCCCATGAATACGGTATTGGGGTTCCAAGGCGTTCATTCTTGCGGCTTCCATTCCGTGCCAAAAAAGATGAGCTTGCCGCTGCTATGGCTCTACAGTTTAAAGACGTGTTTGAGCATGGGAAGAAAGCAGAACGGGCACTTGGTTTGATCGGTGTTCAGGCTGTTGATATTTCTAAGGGTGCATTTACAACTAGAGGATATGGACAGTGGCCGGATATCACGCAGGGAACGAAGGACGCCAAGGGATCAAGCCAAGTGTTGATTGACACCGGCACTCTACGAAATTCAATCACTTACGTGGTTAGGGGGATATGATGGATAAGACAGGTTCTGCGGGAGTTGCGGTTTATACAAAATACAGAGTTATATACTTTCCGTTTGCCGAGCGTATTCATGTTGGCGATATTGTTCTGGTAAAAGTATTTGGCATTCCGATGTACAAGCGAGTAGGTAAAGCAAAGTCGTTATTTCGTTTCGTGTGGGGTCCTGTTGAAAATGGATAGTATATTAGATGTTTCAGAAGCACTGACCGAGTGGGAGAGACAAACGACAATTAAAACAGTCACCACTACAACCGTTGACTTCGTACCTACTGAGGCAGTAACCTCCCGCATTCAGCCCTGCGTTGTTCAGGTAGCCGAAAAGGAGAAAATAAACCTTGCTACGATTGACTGGTCGCTTGAGTATCTAATGATCCATAGTCGGAGCGAATTGAACATTGAGGAACTTGTCGAGTATGACGGGCGCGACTATGTGATTAAGCAGAAAGGCCCGTGGCGAGGATATGGTTATCATGAGGTGGTAGCGGTAGAAACAAAACGCCCACTTGTTGAGGTGACAGCATGACCGAACCGCTAACACTGACTGCTATGTTTACCCGCGACTTATTAAGCCATTCAGAAAGCCTGATTAAGATAGGGAGATTGGGCGAGGACATAACTGACTTCACCACTGACTATATCGGGGTGGATGCTTTAGGTGCAGCGGTGCGAATGGCAACCGGCGAGAAGTACGATGGTGATATTGAGAAGATGACTCACTCACAGCAATGGAAAGTGCCTATCACGTTATCATTTTACGGCACAAACGCATGGAGCAACGCAACCAAATTCTCGCTGCTGATAGGGTCGCAAGCGTCAAACGAGCTACAACGAAGTTTAGGTATTGGTGTATTTCAGGCAAGCAATCTAACAAACGTAAAAATCATAGCGGGAGAACAATATGGAAACCGCTTTGAAATAGAAATAAATGTGCAATTCAGCATCGGCGCTCTTGTCGACGTACTCCGCATTGATACAGCGCGGCTGGAATTGTGGACAGAAAACAACATCATAGAGGAGTTTACAGATGAGCGTTAGCATTAAAAATGTAGTAACGGTAACGCTGCTAGAGGGCGGGCAACTGGCGCTGGTGGATAACCCGAACGTGGTTTCCATCCTTACAAGCCAGCAAGACGGCCCGTTATCTTCAGCAAGCCGATATCGTATTTATTCAGATTCAGCAAGTGTGGCAGCAGACTTTGGCACAGCGTCACAGGTTTACGATTACTCGCTGTCTTTCTTTGGAACCCAGCCAAACGCTACAAACGCCGGGGGCTTTTTGGTTATCGGTTACTGGCGCGGTGCTGAAGAAACCACAGTGGCATCGGCAGCAAGCTTAACCGGTGCTCAGGTATCAGAAGCAACGGCAGTATCACAACTGCAAGCCATTTCTGATGGTACTCTTGACATTGACATTGACGGTGTAACGGAAAACCTTACCGCATTGGACTTCAGCACGAGCACTACGCTTGAGGGAATCGCGGGAGTTATTGACGCTGCACTAACCGGCGGTTCTGCTGCTGTTGACGATCAGAACATTGTAATCACCAGCTTAACTACGGGGGCAGCAAGCGCAATCACTTTTGCGACCGATCCCGGCACTGGAACATTCATCGGTAATATCTTGAGCATCGCATCCGGTTCCGGCGGGTATCTCACACAGGGCGCAGCATCGGAAGTCCTCGCGGTTGAAACAAAACTCGCGGCGATTACCGAACTTGCCAGCCAAGTCAAGTTTCGTGGCGCAATGTTTATCGATGATCCAACGGATGTTGAAGCTAAAGACCTCGCAGAGTGGGCACAGGCCAACAGCGTTTTGGTTTATGATGTGTTCAGCAGTGCCGACAACCTCGAAGTCGATCCGGCAAACGTTGTTTGGGATATTAAGTTATCCAGCCTCACTAACTACCGGATGTTATACAGTAAAGCAGGCAACCGCAAGATGGCAGCATCCTACATGGCGCGGGTTCACACTGTTAACTTTGGCGCGGAAAACTCAGCACTCACAATGCACCTGAAAGAGTTGAGCGTTGCGGCTGAAGAGTACACACAGACAGAAGTGAACAAGGCAAAAACAGTAGGGTTGGATATTTACACAACCATCAAGTTAACTCCTTGCATCCTTACCAGTGGAGCCAATAACTTTGTTGATGAGCGTTACAACCTGATTGCCTTTGTTGATTATCTTCAGGTGGATATGTACAACCTGCTCAAGCAGACCGCAACCAAGATCCCGCAAACGCGGCGAGGGATTGCACAACTTGTCGATCAGACAGAAAAAACCACACGGCAGTTTGTGCGCGCAGGAGTTGCGGCCCCAGGAACATGGTCAAGTCCTGACTACTTCGGCAACCGTGCAACGTTTGAGCAGAACATTCTTGACAATGGGTTTTACTGGTTAGCTGGAAGCTTAGCGGATCAATCGCAAGCATCCCGTGAGAGTAGAGAGTCGCCGGTTATTCAGGGCGCTGTTAAACTTGCTGGCGCTGTACATTCTGTATCGCTTATTATAAATGTTAACCGCTAACATAGGAGACTAGGAAAATGGCCATTATTACTTTAGCGGCTGACGCTACGACGCTTGTACTTAACGGTACAGCGATAATTGACACCCCGGCAGGGGATACTATCACCCTCGCCCCGGTTAACCCAGCAACGGGGAGAAACAACGCAATCAATGGTGGATTGAATATCAATGAGCGTTCTGACCGTGGTGTTTATGACCTGACTGTTCGGGTGCAGAAATATAGCGAGTCGGATTCATTCCTGAATAACTTGA